TGTTGCATATCATTTGGATTTTTTAAGTTTATATAAAATGATCTAGCTGGATTTCCTATATCTCTTAAATTACTAAAAACAGAGAGCTCCCTATTACTAGGTTCAGTTGCAGTGAATTGAATTTTTCTATTTTTCAGTATTACTTGAAATTCTACATTTTTTGATAAAATTAAATTCCAAAATTTATCATTATCATATCCTGTTGCACTTGGAATGCCACACAATAATCGATTATTTGAATCGTTAGGTACAGAAACATAAAAAAGTATTCTTCCAAATTCCTGAAAAATATTTTTACTCCAAATTAGCCGATCGCCAACATATCGCTTTACAATCTCATGCCCTCCGACATAGATTCCTTCTCTTGTAGCCATAACATCACCTACTCATACACATCATAGATTGTGTTCGGGTCTTTCGTGCTAATTGCATTATATTGTGTCTTTGACCCATACCAATACTTCATTTGCTGGTTTCCGTTCTGGTTAATCAGCTTGTGTGCAACAACTTCGGACGGTGTGCTTGGAATCCCAAGAGCTGATCGGTTTACTCGTAAAACACCAGAACCATCGATTGTAATGGTTGAGTTATCAGGTCTAACAACTCCGTTTGAACCAGCTGTTGCGGTTTTAGCTTTGATTGCACCGTTTAAGACCTCAGTCGTGTAATTATCTGGCCTGACAATCCCGTTCGAGCTCGACGTAGCTACTGATACATTGCTACTGATTCCATTCTTTAATGTCTGCACAGACACTTTTTTCAACCCACGACCATCATGGATCATGATGTTGTCCGAGTTGTTAACCTGACTAGCCTGTGGCAAATCAGTTACTTTTCGTGTCTGTGTACTAATTACTGCCATATTATACCTCCATAATGTATTTCCAATCAGCAACAATCACATGACCGTTTTCATCAGCAAGCAAGGTATGTTCTGTACCGTCGTCTGTACGAATCGGAGCAGTGAAGTCGTTCTGCAAGAACATATACTCGATAGCATTTAGTCTATCTTCGTGCTCCTGAAACTCACGCTTTAAAGCCTCTACTGACTCATAGCTTGCTTGTCTAACGTTATCTACGTTACCCAGACCAACTTGGTGCTTCGTAACGCTATGTGGATTGTTGCGATTGTTTAAGTGATTTTGAAAATCAATTTTACTTGCTTGTTCGACGTTTGCGACATTCCCTAGTCCCACTTGTTGTTTTGTGACATTGTGTGGGTTGTTTCGATTTTGAATGTGACCAGTTAGGTCTGCTTGATTTGCTTTATTTGTTGTTTGGTTGCCAATAATCGTTTCAAGACCGTCAATATCAGATACCCTATGACGATGGGTTGCGTCGGCTTTCCCATTCCAACGTATTCGCTCCTGGTCAGAAACATGGCGTGGAGCATCTCTAATGTGATTATCGATATTGGTCTGTAACTTTCTTTCTGTCGCCTTCAATTCAGGGACAGTCGCATAAACTAAGTTAGTCGCATTGTATTGAATGGTAATCTGACTGTTCTTACTAATAGTCGTGTTGAAGTCATAATCTCGATATACATAAGCAGATGTTTTAGGAGGAATTACATCTCCCTGCTCTGCCCAAGTATACATGTACATGAACTCTTCGTGATTCCCACGTTTTGCAAACACACCGATTTCATTTACAATCATCTCACGCTCAATCCGTGAATTATCGAACCGAGCTGTTAGACGAATTGTATCAGCTACATCAGTCGATAAAGACTGTGTCACTTGCAGAGAATGAACTACTTGTACAACATTGTTCTTCTTGCCAATGTCCGTCCGATGACGGCCGCTACCCAAAGCTATTCGAGTGAAAACCAGTGGTTCTCTATTTTGAATTGCTAAGGCTGTTTCGCTGATTGCTTTATCAGTTACAATAGGCTGGATAAAATATCCCATTTATTTCCTCCTATTCAAATCGAACTGAACGAATATCACTGAATGTATGAGCGCTAATATAAATTGTATTCTCCATTGGTGCTTCAACTGAGAATTGGATTCCTAAGTGAGCAGGAATCAACTCGCGCACATACTTTAAAAAACGGTTCAAATATCCAGTAGGTAATTCTCCTAAAAATCGGATATGTACCGCCGAACCCTTGACCGTTACTAAATTATTGACATTCGTAAAGCTCTTTGTAATTTTTTGTAAACTCACTGAGTTGATTTTAATCTTGGAAGAAATTAAAGTGATTAGATACCGCCTTCGTTCTTCCAAGTCGGTTGTTTTCGGTTTTACCTGAAGAGCCTTTTCCCAACGTGTAATCCAGTCTTCCGTCGCTTCTGGCAACAACATCAACCGTCTAGTATCAAAGATTAAGTCTGCAATCAATTCCAACTCTGGAATCTCAGTTTCAAACAAATCATTGATTGTTGGATCTAAGACCTCTGGCAAAGCCGATAACATACGATATCTAACGTGCGACATTAATAGTTACCTCCGCTAGCTTAGGAAGCATCGTGTTTGATAATTCGATACTCTGTTCCCTGTCGTTCAACAAAATACGGTCCACATCGCGAACCCCATTAATTCTGTCAATGATTGTGGCAACTTTATAGTTTCGAACCTCTTTCTCTTCAAATGCTTCTTCACGTAAGTATTTAATGAGTTGGACTTTCGCCTCATTCTTGATTGTTTCAATGTCTACATCTTCATCAATCTTGATAGTTGCAGTAATACGAACGTTGTAGCCACTTACAGACTGCACTGTCACATAAGCACCAATCGGAGCAACGCCTAATCCGTGGCCACTCGGTTCAGGATCCAAGTAATTCTTGAACTTCTTTACCAGCTCTGCACTCGCTTCATTACCGTCAGCATCCGTAATCGATACACGTACTGTATTTTCGCCCTTCCAGAGCGGTTCAATAAGTGCTGAACCAACACCAACAAACTCGCTGGCCCACTTTTTGTATTGGGCAATATTCCCGTTTAAAGTCGGTGTTTTCAAGTACTCAATAGTCCGTTTGCGGAGTTGCTTATCCGTCTCTTCGTCTTCTCCTACGACGATAACAGAGCCGATTTCTGCTCCTTTAAAGTCGCTCAATACATCAATGTTGATGAGTTGACCTCTTACATAATTAGGAGCACTACCAACTTGTTCGGCTACTACACTATACTCAAATCCAGAGCGACGTTCTAAGACACGGAAATTATACTCACTATTAACCACGCTGAAACGGGTTCCGAGTGGGATTTCCTGTTTAAATTGAACCAGTCGAACTGATGCCGTAGCTGGTAAGCGTTCAACTCCAAACTGCCTACATAATCGAGTTAGGAAGATTCCTGTACTCGTATCTAAAAAGTTGACTTCCTCATACGATTTTAAGACCGTATACTGAATGGCAACTTCTCGAGCTGCAGGCGCAACTAGATTGTACAAGACAGACCCTTGTCTCTTGTCGTACTTATCATCAAACAAGGCCAGCATATCCTCTAAAATTTCTGGATATGTTTTTACCTTTATCATCGTTTCACCTCCAAATCCATTTCAAATGTTCCAAAATCACTATCAACCATGAACTGCACATAAAACTCATCTTTCTTTACCTTAGTAGAAAAAGAGTGAGCCTCATGAATCCTGTCATCTTCATACAGGGCTTCTTTTATACGTCGTGCAATATCCATCTGGGCATAATCCATATCCCCACCAAATAAAGCGTCTAACTCAACACCGTAGCGATGATCATAAATCGTATAGATGAACCGTTCAGTCGTCAGCATTCGTCTGATTGATTGCTTCAAAGCATGGATACCGTCTGTCTCCAGCAAGATATTGGTTTCATCTAGTGTTAAGCTAGGCTGTTTCTTAGCTTCGACAACATTTTTAGCGATGTTTAAAAAGTTTGTTTTAGGAGTACTCATTCATCAGAACCCCCTTTCACTTTGCGCTTGTAATGGAAAATCTTCTTGTACAAGACATAATAAAACCCTCCACCATCTTGTCTGATGAGATGAAGGGTTTGACCTACGTACTCAGGATCCAATGTTTCATCGGTCCAGGTAACAGCAAGCATGGAATCATCCAAAATCAACTCATTGGTCAATTGGATTTTGAGTGGAGAAACCGATAAAACAACACCAGTCGTTATCTTGGCGAACTGACGATTTTCAATGAAATTACTAATCAATTTCTTTAGATTTTCTATTACTTCCATCTACTCACTTCCTGCCATGAATAATTTAATTTCCATCGTGTGCTTTTCTGCACTGAAAGAATGAGTTGCCTCTTCAATGACATACCACCCCTTCTTCTCAATATCCTTGACATCCACATAGACTGCATGACCTGCTAAAAAGTCAATACTTCCAATATCAGCTTTTAGACTGAAAGTTTCTTTGGGGCGGTTTTTCATCTTCAAGAGCATTTCGCCCCATTGCTTGATTTGCCCCTCAGTTGCTTTCTCATCCACTTTTTTCATGTACTGGAGTTTTCCCCAAGCGCCAATATTGTAGCTGTCCTGATAGATGTAGACCTCTCTCTTTTTGGTTTCTTTATTCTCTTGGATCAAGCGAACAATATTAGCACTATCCTCAATCGAACCTTCAAACTCAAAACTAGACATAAAGGATTCATTACCGATAATGTACTTAATTGGTAGGTTTTTTGGAGTTGTTAGCGTCAACTCGCCGAACTTGTCATACAAGACCAGCAACTCTCCACTTTGTACCAAGGTCTCGTCCATGGCTTCTTGGATAATATCCAGAGCTTTCTTATCTTCCTTCAACTGAGGGGATAAGGTCACGGCTGGGGCTTTTAGTTCCCCAATCTTCAAATCAAAATCTCCTGCGATTGCCGAGACGATTTGATTGACGTTTTTGTCCTTGGCAACAAAGTTGATGTTGCGTAGTAAGTACTTTATCTGATCATGAAAAGTCAAGGTTGTTTTGGTATCTTTCTCATACTTGATTTTGGTCAAATAACCAAAGAATACCTCTTTATCATCTAGCTTGAAAGCAAGTGGAGAACCATACTCAAAGGCTACTTTTGTAGAGTTGTACAAAGTAATCTCCACGCTCCAAGCTGACCCTTTTCTAGTTGTCTTGAATTCGACCTTTTCAGACACAGTTGCTAAATCCCATGTATCTCCAGTTTTATTGTTCTGATAGAATAATTGCATCATGGTATTACAAACTCCTGTCCAGGATAAATCCAATGAGGGTCTTTGATTTTGTCTTTATTAGCTTCGTAAATTTCAGTATAGCGGCTGCCGTCTCCATAAAAGGTCTGAGCAATCCCCCACAGTGTATCACCGCTCACAACCGTATGGCTTTTTTGAGCAGGTTTCTCAGTCGTAGGGCTACGTTCTTCAGTAGCTTTCGCCTGTGGTTTCTTTTTAGTAGCCTCAAGCGCTTGCTTGTCTTTGATGGTGACCTTTCGTGGCTTGTGAGACCGATATTGTAAAAACTTAATCTTATAAATCAGGTCATTTTCATATCCCGTCTTGGTAGAGACATCGAACTGTTCCACCAGAAATTTCCCGTTAATAGCAGAACCAAAAGCACCCCCAATCATGAGTTGAATAGGAGTGCCTTCCGTCTTAAATTTACGAATAGAGGAGACAAAGGATTCTGGAGATACACGACTATTCCGTTGGTAATTTCCGTCGTATCTTCCACTAGGAATAAATGATTCAAACTCAATCGATTGAAGCTCTGGATTTCCGACAAGCGGAACGTTACCAGTATCGATGATAGCGACTGTCTCAATTCCTTGTTTATCCTCCAGTTTGATTTCTTCTGGATTCACTGGCAATTTAATGCCTTCAATAAATATAAACATCTGCTACCTCCTTCCTAGTAAGCCATGAGGCCATCAGCGCCATTATTCAAAGCGTCTACAATGGTTGCATTCAAATCATCCAATACGTTGGCATACTGGCCAGCGTTATTAATGGAGTCAATGTTGGTGACAATCTCTGGTTTCAAGGTAATAAAATTCTGTTGCCACTTCATGGTCGCGACATCCTTAATTAACTTGATGTATTCATCGTCCAGTTTGATTTCATCTTCAATCTTGCCGACTTTGTCTAATTTACCACCTGTAGGGTTGTGCCCACCGCCTTTTCCTCCGTCGCCTTGTCCAGGTACTGAACCTGCTGGGCTAAGTTCGTAAGGTGTCTTTCCTTGGTCACCCAAGAAATTGTTTCCTGCACCATTGGCATCGCCAGCACCTTTGAAGAAACCACCGACAGCCTTATCGATACCTTGACCGATTTCATACCCTTTATTAAAGGCTCCCATTCGATCTCCAAGTTCAAGATAACCCAGTTGTGGAGTGTCAAGGTGCGGAGTTTCTAAACTAGCTTTGTGTTGTTTGAGACCGTCTGCCAAGTGCAAACCTTCAAAGGTTTTTTTAACTGGCTTCTGCATGCTATCAATCGCACCAGCTACATCTCCTGCGAAATTAGTTCTACCAAGTGAAACAGAACCAACCGCGCTGATGTTCAACCCGAGGCCGTTCAAGAAACCAATCATGCTATTAAATCCGCTAAGGACAGAATTAATCATCCCTTCAACAGAACTGATAACACTATTGACCATACTGTCAACAAAGCCTGCAATAGCAACCGCCATAGACTTACCGCCTTGAGCGATATCATACCAAGCACTTTGAACTTGGAAAGACATCTCGTTCCATAAGTTAACAGCACCAGTAACAAACCAGTCGATAAAGTCTAAAATACCTATCAAAATAGTTAAGATAGCCTGATAGAGAAACATCCAGAATGCTATTGCGGTATTAACATACCAAAAGACGCCTTGTAGCATCATATTAATCACCCAGATAGCTGCATTGGCAATACTAAGAAGTATATTCCAAATGGTCATTCCTAGATAAAATATAGCCCCTATGATGATTCCTGTAGCCGATACGGCTGCACCAGTAAAGGTGTTAAACCACGCTACTAAAGCATAGAAGAGGCCGATAAGGATAATGACTGCCATGACGATCAACATGATTGGGTTCATTGCCATAACTGCATTCAAACCAGCCATTGCAGCTTTCGCAGTGTTTGTAACGATACTAAATAGATTAGTCGCTATACTTGCTGCGTTCATTGCGACTATATAAGTGCCAATAGCGATTGCTACAGCAATAATAATCGGTTGAATGACAGACCAGTTATCGATGACAAATTGAGCAATCAGCGCCAACATACTCCAAACAGCCCCAATCATATCCATAGCAAAGATGACCGCTTGAACGACATATTGAAGCACCGTGGCTACAATCTGGGCAAATTGTTGGAAAGCTGACGAGTTCACTATCTGATTTATCTTAATCGATATTGGCTCAAGCGCCTTGGTCACAAAGTTCAGGAAGTTCTGCCATGCCCTGCCCCATGTCATTGGCATGTTGCGGAATTGTTGATCAATCGCTTCGCTTGCATCCAGCATGGCAGTTTTGACAATGTCAGCCGTAATCTTCCCGTCAGCTCCAAGTTTCTTAACCTCGCCACGGCTAACGCCTAACTTGTTTGCAATGGCTTGGATTAAGGCTGGTGAAGTCTCAGCTAGAGAACGCAACTCATCACCCTGCAACTTACCACTAGCCATAGCCTGAGTAAGCTGAAGCATGGCGCTTTTTTGTTCTTCAATACTTGCACCACCAACAACAAAGGATTTGTTCATAGTTTCCAAAAAGGCAATTGTCTCACCGTTATTTTGGAAAACATCGCCAGCCTGCATCCGCATCTTAGCGACACCGTTAGCCATGGTTGTATAGGCTGAACCTGTGCGCTGTGCCGATGTATAGATAGATTTTTGCAGTTCCTCTGTCGACTGCGTACCGTCACGAATCATATCTAAACGAGCGTGCATATTGCCATACTCGTCTGACATACCTATAGCTTGTTTGGTAATTTTACCGACTGCAATACCAGCTAAAGTGGTCTTCAACAAACCTTTCAAAGATACTAATCTACTTAGCTTGTTAGAAGTATTATTAGAGGCATTCCCTAAATCTCGTAGAGCCAGTTCTTCTTTTTTGAGCCCTGCTGCTGCTAGAATTGCACTATTTACAAATCTACCGTTGACATCAACGACTCGCCCAGCTTTATTGACAAAATATTGACCAGAATCGCCAGCTTTTTTCATAGCTGACTCTTGAGCCTTCATGACTTTGTCTATGCCAGGGCCTGCATTTTTGACACGCTCCATAGTCGCATAGATTTTATTTAAAGTGCCTGTGACTCTATCGGTCAAAGACATGGTTGTTTGTAAATTGGCCAATAGAATCACCTCACTTCTTCATTCTTTTACGTTGTTTCGCCTCTTCGTGCATGACTGCAGCGAAAAAGGCTTTTTCTTCTACATCCATATTCACAAATTCACTAGGGCGAATGTAATAGTTTACGAGGGCGAAGTAGGCAAGTTGTGCCTCCGCGTCCTCTTTTATTAGTTTTTTGCCTCGTCAACCTTGTCTTGGAATGTTTGGTTGATACCGCTTAGTTCGGTCACAGCTTCCAAAATCAAGGCGCTTTCGCCCCAATTGAACATGGTGCCAAATAACTCAGAAGCTCCCATTGCTCCATAAGAATCTTGCAATTCTTTATCGTTAAGGTCAGGAACCGCGATTGACGCAATACAGATTTCACGGTTATATTTAACACCGTCAAAAACACGCTCTTGACGTCCGTTACGACCAGGCTTATTGACAAAGCAACGGTCATTGATTAAATCCGCTTCACGAGCACTCAAGACTCGAATTTTAACTGGTTCCTCAAAAGAAGGAAGCAAGACATCCTTAGTCTGCTCCCCTTTTTTATTTTGTTTCAAAAACGCTTGTAATCCACTCACCACTATTTTCTCCTTGTGTTAGTATGTAATTTCTTGGAATTCTGATAAGATATCAAAATCTTGGAATGTGAAGTCAGTTTCTTCGTCAATGACCTCATCTGCTGATCCATCTAGTTTAAAGATAAGCGATTCTTTGAACAAAACACCTTTCAATACGATGGTATAGCGACCTGCACGAGATGAACGGTCTTCATTAGTACACTTGATGTCAATACGAGGCAAAATACCTTGCTTGACATAATTTAAAGCCATCGCCTTTAATTCTGGGCGGTGGTAGTACATCTTCAATGAACCTGTCCCTTCTGCACCCACAATCTTACCACCCTTCATACGAGAGTTGAGAGGGGTCACGTCAGCTTTTGTGTATTCAATTTTTGCTTCTAGAGAGATAAGCTCTGCTAGTTCATACTGCTTGTCATTGATTGTAAAGAAGACTGTTCCTTCTTTAGCAGACAAAGCATCTAATTGACTCATAATAGCCATTAGCTAGTTTCTCCTTTCTTAATCACAGATAACCGTCATGTACAAGATTTCCATAGCATCTGTCAAGACAACTGGCAAGTTAACCACGACAGACTCTTTAGTAATACCTTGTGAAATCTCAATATCTTTAGCTTGGTACTCCAATGCTTGCTTTTGAGCAAGTGGATCAAGGACCATTGTGATAATTCGTTGTTTAAACAACTCACGACCATTCACGTTGTTTGGTACTTTACCGATGAAGTAGTTCTCAAAGATATACTTAACATTGGTGTTGATATTATCCATGGTACGGACAAGTTTGTTCTTACCAAAAATACGACTGTGTTCTGCCGTATAGCTAGTAAATGAGTTCACGTCTGACAGGATAATAACTTTTTCATTCCGATAGGCAAAGATAAGCTGACCTCTATTGATGAGCTTTTCAGCCTCTGCTTCGTTCTTACGCTCACAGTCGATAGCGCCTGGATAAGACTTGAATGTATTGGATTGCAAGCCAGCCCCTGCATACTTACCAGCTACGAAGTATACACAATCCTTAGCGCTTAGTTTGGTACCATCGCTTAATGTAACCCCGTTACCCACTGATACAACACCTTCATCGTCAGCGTCCGTGTAGTCATTCAAAACTGCAATGACCGAACGACCAGCGTCACGCCATTTTTTGATATGAGCCGTAACAAGTGCTTTTGTTGAACTTGTTTCTGTACCAAGCGCTAAAACACGGAAATCTTGCGTGTCTAAACCATTGAGGAATGATTCAACTTCTGAATTAGTTGTTGTACCATCTGCACCACCTTCAAGCAGTAATGTTTTATCTCCTGTTGTTAAAGTACCAGTTACATCGATATAATCATTCTTGAATGGCAATGTTGTGATAATTTGTTTATCAACTTCTTTCCCAAAGAAAACAGTCGTTACTTCAAAACCAGGCTCAACTTGTTTTTTGAATATAACATGGATATTGTTGCCAGCTTTTCCTTTGTATTTAGCTGTAACAGTCATCCCTCTGTCTGTTTTAATCGCCTTCGTCCCAGTATTATTCACTCCATTATAGACAAGAACCTTACCAGTTCCTTTCAAAGCTTCACGAATCGGAAGGAGTTCATCAATTGGTTTACCGAATAGCTGGCGGAAATTGCTTGTACCATCAACAAGTGTGAAGGCACCGGGTTCTCCCCAAGATCCAGCAATCATAACTGCTGCAATCGTATTGTCTTCCAAAGGAATAATCACATCATCTCTTGATACGAAATTGATGTAGGCCTTTGGAACTCGTTTATTCTGTACTGTCCATTGTGCCATTAGTTAGCTACACCCTTTCTCCAGTCTTCTAAAATGCGTCTTACTTCTGCTAGTGAGTATGACTGGTCATCTTCTAGCAAAATGTTTAACAAAGTTGCATCATCTTCAAAATACTTGAGTAATGCCTCTTTGCCAAATTTATCTTCAGTAGTTGGTTCCACTGGTTCGGTTACATACCCTACTTCTTCATTCGTTTCCATGAGAAGTTTCACCTATCCTTTCTAATATTTGCATTCTTGGTTCTTCTTCAACCCATCGAACGTATCGAGTGATTGTAAATGTACATATCAAGTCATTGGCATTGTATTCCACCTTCAAATCATTAATAGGGTACTTGTCCCCTAAATAACGAAAGGAAGGCGAATTAAACACCGTTTCAATCTCTTCAAACTTTTGGTATAAGTCTGTTGTTTTTTCGGTGTAGTAATGCAGCAAGACAATAAAAACCTGCTTATCGTTTTGGTTTGCCAACCGCTTCCGAGTCACAGGTTTCACATCTACAATAAAACAAGGTGTTTTCAATCCTTGCTGGATTTGTTCATCATACACCTTGCACCCAAACACATCTTTGAGTTGCTTGATGACGAGTGGTCTAATACTATAATCCACCTAGTTCCTCCTTTAGCCTCTCTTCGATTTGTTGCGCGATTTGTGGGATTTTCTGTTTAATCTGTTCTTCTGTCAGTCTCATCATGAAGCGCCCTTCTACCCAAGGATTGACCAAACGCTTACCAATGGCAGGGACATAACGTCCCACTTGTTGACGGTGTCCACTTTCGACGAAAGAAGCATACTCCATAGGGTTAAATGCGATAACCTCGTACACGTTTCCGTTTTTGGTCACTTCTATCTTCCACGATTGATTGAGCTTACCAGTTAGGCCCTTTGGTGTTCGTTCCTTAACCTCTTTCAAAAAGGCTAGACCTATATCTTTAGCAGCCTGCATAAACTCAGAATCAATAATTGACTGAGCCCGTTCAAGTCGTTTCAAGAACTCTTGAACGTCACTATCATCATAGCCACTCATGTCGTCTTACCACAATTTCTTGATGTGTGACATAGACCATCGGGTCTTCACTGGTCAGGTACTGAACACCGTTCACGATCAATTTACTACCAGCTTTGATAGTAAATTTAGGCGAACAAAAAATCTTGTGTTCTGTCTTGAGTTGATGTGCTTCGTTCTGCTCTGTATTCACTAAGTTGCGAACAGAGACACGACAGGGAACCTTCTTGTAGACTTCTTTGAACTCTACAAAATCAGCTCCGTTAGGCTTCGTACCCTCGACAGTATCAAACACATCCATCTTTTTATCATAGGTCCATTCAATACTTGGTATTGCCCGAGATAAGACATCATTGATATTCATCCTACCACCTCAACTTTCTAAACCGCTGTAGCTGACTGGTAAAGTCCAGTAAAACACTTTCAGCACGTCTGGCGAGATCTGACTTAGCCACTTCGACACGAGTATCTCCAACGGAAATATTCTTGCCTTGGACAGCTTGGTCAGGATTACAAACAACATAAACCATCTGAATGGCCACAAATCGCAACTCTAAAGGAAAATCCTCACGATTGCAGTAATTAAGAATGTTCTGCATGACTTCATCGACCACTAACTCTTCTGGATAGCCTAAATAACGTTGTTCGTACAAGTCAATCAAGGCTTGCCTAGCATCTTCGTTATGCTTTTGGATTTCTTCAAATGTCATTTTCTCCATCAGCAGAACCTCTCTTTCTACTTATCGTCCTTAGCTGATTTCTTAGCTAATTTGTCAAGCTCTACTAGAGCCTTATCACGTTCAGCTAAAGCTTGGTCGCGTTCAGCAACTACTGCTCTGTACTCTTGAATGGTATAAGTCCGTCCGCCAGTAGCTGGCTCTACCACTGCGTACTCACCGTCACGAACTTCGACCACATCATAACCATCTTCTAAGAAGGTTACTTTTTCTAGTTCGTCAATGTTGAGGACACGGTTATCCTTTTTTACTGTTAACATTTTCTATCCTCCTTCTTTAAGGTGCGACGACAAAGGCTAGGCCTTCATGCTTGGTTTTGAATAGCAATACATCATCGTAAGATTGTTCGTAGTACAAGTAGTTACCGCTTGAAGAAGCACTTGGTGCGTCAAGTCCTACAAATTCATATTTTTGTGGCGCTGCCATACATGGAATGTGAATCAAGAAGAAATGGATTTGTTTAGCAGTTGGGTCAACCTTAGCGCCATTTGTAAAGTTGTACACGGTCTTCATGCGATCAGATGGAATAGATGGTTCAATCGTCACATCGTCCAAACGACCAATAGAACGGTCAATAACTGTACCTTGACCGTGGATATTGACTGTACGACCAAATTGCTTGATGTTCTTGATCATGCGTTTAACTGCTGGTGTACAGAAAATAACACGACCTTCTGCTGGTACTCCAGCTTCGTCCATTTGTTCCATCAACTCATCAAATGTTGCGAGGAAGTTTTCCTCAGTCAAATTCAATGACTTAATTTGTTTACTTTCTGTATCAAGTTCTTTCTTACGAGAGAACAATTTAGATACCATGAATTTATCCATTTCTGGAACTTTTTCAGTATCGTTGAATGTTTTAGTAATGTTAGCAATGGAAGTAACATAGTTAGTTTCATCAACATCTGATGGGTCTACTAGTGTTGACCAATAACGCTCATTAGTCAATGTGTATGTTTCCCATTGGTTTTCATAGTTAGCGTCAATATTCGTAATCGTGCGACGTGTACGGTCCTTGCGCCCTTCTTTAATCAAAAGACGCGGCACTTTCACTTCTTTAGCTCCTGTGAACTTCAAAAGTGTGTTTGATGGAGAGTTCCAAAGTTTTTGAGTGAATAACAATCCATTTTCACTGTAGCGTTTTTGCAGACCTTGTTGGTAAGATTCTGCATAGTTCAATGTTGCTGGCATATCTGTTCCTCTTTTCTATTTTTTGATTATAGATCTGACGTAAACGCATCAATCATCTGCGTTGTCAGATCGTTAGCAACTGTTTCTTCTTGTGTTGTTCCTTGTGGCTTAGCACCAGCGATATGTGGTTCTACAGCCTTTTCTGGAGCAAACAAAAAGCCTTTAGATTCCTTCAAAGCTGTCAACTGTTCATCTAATCCAGTCACTGCTCCGTTGTCACCTAATCCCAATTTAGACTTATCTAGTAGACTAGACACGATTCCAGCGTCATGAACCTTACCACTCAAGTGCATTTCAATAGCATGATCTAACTGCATTGTCTTGAGTTGTTGTTCATGTTCCTTCTGTTGTGTCTTGTACTTGCTGTCCAAGTCTGAATATTTTTGTTGTAGGTCAGCATTGCCCTCAGCGTCTTTCTTAAGCTGTTTCATGTCATTATCACGCTCTCTCAACTGGTCTTGCAAGCCTTTGGCATTATCTTCTGCAGCAGACACTTTCGCTTGTAGGTCCTGTGTTGATTTCCCATGTTCAGACATAACTGCTTCAACTTGTTCTTCAGTCAATCCTAACTGTTCCAAAAATTTACGATTCATTTCTTTTCCTCCTGTACGTTCATTTAACGTGGCAACGACCACGACAATTTGGTAAAGTAAAAAAGCCTTTTAACGCCGTGCTCAGGGCGAAAAGAAAACCGTACGGGATTCCATACGGTTAGAGCATAAGAAAACCGCCTCGATTTCGATGCGGTTAGGGCATAATTAAATAAATAGTAGTCTAAAGGTTTCACGGCCTTTAGGTGTGATGAGGGTCTGTGTGCCAGACCATTGTGTTTTTTCGTTGAGTGTTTCCTTGACCTCAAACAAGCCATCATTTT